TCTCGGGGCACCACGGTGTTGATAGCAGCACCACACCCCAGCAGTGTGCAGTGCATTGCATTGCTGGACCTACTATTGCAGGACGGAACTCCATGGAAGAGAGAAAGAGACGCATCAAGCCGTTCTCGGCTAGTGCCTGGTCCTATAAGGACTGGCTCCAACCACGAGTGGTTGGAGATCTCGATCTCTCCGGATGGCAGCGAACGCTGTCCGAGGGACACCCCTATTCCCGTTTGGGAAAGGGGACCGAGGACATTGGTGGAGATTTCCGTACGGACAGGATTGTTTTTGATCCGAATCCGAACAGGCGCGTCGAACTTTGGCGCTCTGAGGAAATCAACTACCAGGGACCCATGTTCTCCTCTATGGCTCTTAAAGAGCTTTGGGAGAAGGGGCCTGGTACTCGCTGGGAGGATGATAGTCCAGCTGCTAGTCCTGGTTTTCTGGACAGCAGTGGGACTACTCTTATCTCCCGCGCTATTCCCACCAATCCTGTCGCTTCAGCAGCAGCTACCATTGGTGAGTTGAGAGAGGGCTTGCCCTCCCTTCCCACCAAGTCGATGATTAAGAAGCCCGGTTCCAGCTCTGCTGGTTCTGAGCATCTGAACATCGAGTTCGGCATAAAGCCGATGATAGCTGATGTCAAGAAGCTCGCCGAAGCGCACAAGAAGTCTGAGAAGATTCTTGCACAGCTCGAGCGAGACTCCGGCAAAATTGTCCGGAGGCGACGGTCTCTGCCACCTAGTGAGGAGCAAGAGAAGAGCAGAACTTGGACACCCAATCCTGGGGCCCCGGTTCTACTCACCTCTTACCTCGCTGGGGGGGGATACCTGACACGAACCATAACCACCAAAAGGCGGTTGTGGTTTTCCGGCGCCTTTCAGTACCACCTTCCTGAGGTTGGTACTTGGCGCCGAAAACTGTCAGAGTATGAAGCCATGTACGGGATCATTCCGACTCCCGAAACATTATGGCAGCTTGCCCCCTGGAGTTGGGCCATAGACTGGTTTGCAAATGTGGGCGACATCGTCCACAATTTGTCAAACTTTGGTCATGATGGCCTGGTCCTACGCTACGGATACGTGATGTGCCATACGGTACGCCATGTTGAAGAGGCGTGGGAAGGTGAACTGCGTGTCAATGACACGATGGTTCCCATTGTTCTCCGTAATTCCTATACTTGGGAAACCAAGCAGAGGAGGAGAGCGACCCCGTTCGGCTTTGGCTTGAAGGAGACGGATCTATCCGATCGCCAACTTGCCATCATCGCGGCACTCGGGCTATCCCGAAACCGCACGTGACGCACCCGCGTCATGACAATTCCACAACAACCGAATATCACATTCAGTCTGGAGCTTTGCCATGTTTGCAGATCCGCAGTCCGTTACTGTCGACGGTGTCGCCAAGTCGCTTCCGCGAGTTGGCGTTGGTCCCTCGTCCTCTGTCTACTCGACGGCGGACGGGAACCTCCGGTACACCATCTCCCATCAGAATGGGAGGCGGAACCGGCGCACTGTTCGACTGGACTTCCGTAAGATTGCCGCCGATCCTCTTCTGGACGGCGTCTCTCGCGAGTACTCCATGAGTGTCTACCTCGTGATCGACCATCCGACCATCGGTTTCAACAACACCGAGGTCGAGGCGAACGCGAAGGCGCTCGTGGATGAGCTCGCTGAGGCTGGCGTTCTCACCAAGGTTCTTGGTGGAGAAAGCTAACCTCACTTACGGGTGAGCACTGGCTCTCCCCCTGATGATGTTGGAATGCCAACCTATCCAAACCCGTCGATTCTACCGAAAGGAGAATCAAGTGGTCAAGGTGGGTCGGTTCCGGGACGAACCCGGTGTTCCAACTAATCGGGGGGGGAGCTGGTCTCCGCTGCTGCTCACGCAGCCTGGCAACAGCCTCCTGTCATCCACTAGCCCTCTGTTAGGAGAGCAGGAATGAAGGAAGAACTGTCACAGCTCTGGCAAGCAGCACTCGAAGATCTGAGTGCTGGATGTGTCTGCGCTATCGTCACCACCCATGATATTAACACCGTCATGGGGCGGTTGAACCACGAGGGGTTGTCGTTTCTCACGATTACCCTACCGGCCTTCGGTAAAGACTTCGAAAAAAGTCTTGACGATGGTTGGATCTCCAAGAACCGCTTTCGCGGGTGGGTGAAGCATCCATCCTCGGACGGTTCTCATGTGATGCCGAAATTTCTTTCAGGCTTCATGAGTCGTGTGTTCAGTCGTGTCGATGGGCAATTGCTCCAAGAGCCTGACGAATATGCCGTGTTTGCCATACGTCAACTCACGTTGATGTTTGGTAAACTTCTCGTACCGTGCAGCGATGCGCGGATGGAGAAGGCCTTCGCCAGTTTCGTGGAGTGTGAGAAGGAAGTTCGTCGAAGCGATGCTGAACTCTCCCCGGCAATGCTGGAGGAGTTCAAGCAAGCATCGTCGATCATGCATGGATGGGTTCTTCAACAGGTAGACGAAGATGTCTACAACGGTCGAATCATCCCAAAGCATGGTCCGGGAGCCACCGCTGATAAACTTGTCGGAAACGGCAAATTTAATCAGATCGAGTGGACTGAACGGTTGGATCGAGTATTCCCTTTCGGGGAATTCTTGGTACCAAACCCTCGGCATCATTTTGATGTCCTCTCCCGTGTCAACTTCCTCGAACCTGGGCAGGAACGGCCCGTTAGGGTCGTTGCCGTGCCCAAGACGCTGAAGACGCCTCGAATCATCGCTATCGAACCGACCTGCATGCAGTATGTGCAGCAGGGGCTGATGGCGAAATTCGTGCAGTACTTGGAGTCTCCCACTGTTGAGGGACTCCGGTGCAATCCGTTCCCGAATCCGGGATACGGGTATGTCGGATTTAGCGATCAAGAGCCTAACCAGCTCCTCGCTAAGAGGGGATCCCTATCAGGGAACCTCGCAACACTCGATCTGAGTGAAGCATCCGATCGCGTCTCCAATCAGCTCGTGCGGGCCATGCTCGAGAACTTTCCCAACCTCGCGGAAGGGGTGGACTCTTGCAGGTCCCGTAGGGCTGATGTGCCTGGCCATGGCGTTATCCGCCTAGCCAAGTTCGCGTCCATGGGTTCAGCGCTGACGTTCCCCATTGAAGCTATGGTGTTTTCCACCATAGTCATGATGGGGGTCGCTCGAGCGCTCAATTGCCCGTTTGATCGGAACCTCCTTGAGAGGTTTCGTGGACAGGTGCGCGTCTACGGGGATGATATCATCGTCCCCGTGACGTATGCAGAATCAGTTTCCTCTTTGCTCGAGACTTTTGGGTTTCGAGTAAATCGGGACAAGTCTTTCTGGACTGGAGAGTTCAGAGAGTCTTGTGGAAAGGAGTACTTCCGAGGACACGACGTCTCAATAACGCGTGTTCGAAGAGGACTTCCTTCCGAACTGACCCACGTGGAGGAGATTATTTCGACTGTTTCTTTGAGGAACCAGCTTTACAAGGCTGGTCTCTGGGAAACGGCTCGATTCCTTGATGAGCGGTTGTACCGTGTTCTTCGCGGTAACTATCCGATCGTCGAGGAAACGTCTCCTGTGCTTGGTCGTCACTCCCTCGTCTTTCCCTACATGGGAGAGAAGATGAGCGTTAATACTCATGCCCCTCTGGTTAAGGGGTTTCGAGTTAACGCAAAGATTCCACCTTCGGTGGTTTCTGGAGTGAATGCCCTGCTCAAGTGTCTGCTGAAACAAGGCGAAGAGCCGTTCGCTGACAGCAGGCATCTCACACGTGGTGGACGCCCCGATGCCGTCAACATCAAGCTCGGGTTCGGCTCACCTTTTTAGAAGGTGAGGGCGGTACCA